ACGCTTTACATCCGGACTGGGTAGTCAACGACAATCACACCACATGTCGTGACTTTGCATAGTGAACTTGCGTCTCCGTAAGGCAACACTCCGCAGACAATGCTGCCGGACTCGTTGCCTCCCCATGCATGATCGAACCAGTCTTTTCCTCCACTGGGCTGTCCTAGGTACTCAAGTAATTTTACAACGGCGCGCTTCGGTAACACATCCTTCAACATGACCAACACCGGATATCTAGATAGCACTCCTCGCCTAGTGCTACTTCCAACCAATGCCCTGGAATTCACCACACCTATCGCGACCTTGTCAACCCGTCGAATTTTACTGACTATGTTCTGCCTGATGGAAGTCGAGCCAGCCATGACACTCTTCGCATAAGATGCGCGTACCATTGCTGTTTTTACTGACTTCCCAACCAACTGTAGACAATACCTTTCAACCGGGGAGACGTGCTTGCTCAGGTAGTCACTCGTAGAGTGCGTCCGCCCAGCGCGTGACACTACATCTGTGTCAATCTCCTGCTGTTTACTCACCACAACCACACTGCTGATCACTGCTTTGTTGCATGCAAAACTCGGACCATCACAGACTGACACCTCACCTGTCAGGACCCTTTCCATCAAATTTAATTTTAATAATCTTCCACACCTCTTCTGGAGGCTGTGCGCAAGTAGTGAACCGACACTAACACACTCACTCCGGTTTATAACTGATCTAACTGTGCCAACAAATGACATTAACAAATCCCGCGGCGCGCCTATCGCCTCAGTTGACCAATTACCAACAACTAAACTTGCTATTGACCTCGACACATAACCTCTAGCGCCGTTACTAGTTATAACCATTCGCAAAAACTCTGCACTATTGTAGCCAACACTCTGCTTCATAGAATTTAAGCGACAGCCACGCTTCCGTAAAGTAGTCAGAATCTCGTCAAGCTCACTGTAACAACTAAATTTTGCAATCACGTCGTCACCTGTATGCATCGAAGAGAACCGATCCCACAAATGCGGTGCAGAAGCCATTATGTATGCAGCGCAGCACATTGAATTAACGAAGGTTGTCACCCTGCTACCAGACGCTAACGTCGCAGCCATATAACCTACGCACTCACCACCTGCACTGACCTGCATACGATCAAAACTCCTTACCAAATTCTCAGCCCTTAGCTTGTCATAACCGACAAAGTCACACAAAGTCTTTATCAACAACTTCTGGCATCGCAGAGTATGCTGGCTGTTGAAATCATCGTAATCGAGCATTGCCCATACATCACCGCGCAGGCTCAACACTCGCTTACAAACAGCAGACATACCGCCAGCCCCTGGATCCAGCAAAACACGCTCATTACGCCACGCTCCCTCGACTGGCGCCATTAGATGCTGGAAGGCAAAGTAGTGACGTGTATCGCATGCGAGAAGCAGCCTAGACTTGCCAGCCTCCAACTTCTCCGCAGCAGAAACGAACGTCATGCCATCCCAGTCTCTTGTTGGATCAGTTTGCCACATCTCAGCCGCTACTCGCCTGTGTACCTGACCCTTCCAATCAAACGCCAGGGTCTTGTCAGACTTTCCAATACTTTTATTATGCGAACCATTAACACACCACAACCACCGTTTTGACCACCAATCATCATCATCAACAACAGGCCGGTACGCGTTCAAATCGAGTTCATCACTTAGTATCCTCTTGAAAGCAGAAACCAGCTCAGCATCGGTAAACATGTCAGGACACGAAATCCTTGCAGACGGCACACACCTCTTACGAGCCTCCTGCTTAAGATCAACACGCCCGACTCCGCGACCTTGCATCGATTGCATCTCTGTCAGCATTGCACCTAGCAGACTATTGTTCGCTCCCAAACCTTTCAGAACAGTAGTCAAACTTTTGCATCCTGCAGGGTCCTTGAGAGCACTGAGGGTAATCGGCAGACAATCAATGCCGATCTCATTGTACAGACAGTAGCTATGTATCACTGCACATGCTGCTTGGTCATTCGTTAATTCGAACACACGCGAGCCCACAGAGCACCAAGCATCATATAACACGGGGCTAAGCTTCTCGAGAGAGCGTACCACATCATCAAAATACACATTCTGCTTTATCGCCGCAATCCTGTCACCTTTCTGGACGAACAAATCAGACTTTGCTCCTACAACGCCAAAGTCCAACCGCTCACCGACATAGTCATCCAACTCTTTTACGCACAGCGCACTACGCACCAAATCCTTAACGACGTTGCCATCAACAGCCAACTGAGCAGAAACACGACTTAACAAAACACTCGTCGCGACTGCTGCCATCTGCAAACCTGCATCAAACAAATCATTGACATACTTAACTTGTTCGACAACATCTCCTGTGAAAGGAAAACCACAAGTAATGCGGCTGAGGCAAACCTTACGTTTCTCGCTCTCTTGTGTCGGCTGCCCTGTCGAGATCTTCGTGAACCATGCAATTTCACT